TATGACTCAAGGGGCAGAAGAAGCAGAACTCAAGGCAAGTATCCAAGCGGCGATACGAGAAGTCGCTGATGACAAGGAGCTGAAGAAGATCAAGAGTTTATCTCGGCACAATCCTATGAAGGTAGCTGAGATACTGTACTTGTACTCAATCGGCAAAAGTCAGACGCAAATCGTCAAGAAGTACAACATCCAGAGGTCTACAGTGATCCAAGTGTTAGTAGATTACGCCGACCACTTGGGGCAGTTGCGGGACCTAGCTGGCAAGATCAGTGCAAAGAACTATATGCAGCTTAGTTCCCTAGAGGAAGATCTAGTAGAGAAAGTCCGGGACCGTATGGAGAACGACCCCGAAATGGAGGTAACATTCCGTGACCTCAAGGAGTTGAGTATAGCTAAGGCTAACGCATTCCGGGAAACTATGACAACTAGAGGCGAAGCGACTAGCATTACGGAGGAGAGAAAGGTCATTACCCAAGAGGACTACGAGGATACTTTAGCGGCGGCGAGGAAGCGTCTGGAACAAATGAAACAAGTTGACAGCCCAGAGATAATAGAAACTGATGATAACTGAAGACCACGATGAATTATTTGATCGTATTCGGGGTAATCTCGGCGAGCACTTTAGCAACTATATGTTTATAGTAATGGACGAAGATGGTGACTTGTTCTATGACTACACGAATTTTAGAGTCGGCAAAATGCTGGTTGAAGAAACCAAGAACGATATGGAGGGCGAAGTTATCGACATCTGGTGGGATGAAGACGACGAAGACCCAGATGAAGTAGATGGAACTGACATTTAGAAAACATCCTTTTCTTCAGCCACCTACGGACGAAGAGATTGTTCTCCTAGCGGAGAAGGACCCACAGCTATTGGAAGATTTGTACAATGCCCACGAGGGACGTATACGTGCAGCTGAAGAGGATCCAGTCCGGTACGGTTTTGACCTACCCGGATGGGAAAGAATGAGAACCAGTCTCAATAGCCACAACGAGTGCTTGGTCCTAGGTGGTAATAGGTCCGGTAAGACTACTGGATGTGCAAAGATGGTAATGCAAGCGGTGATGAACAATACAGATGGTCACATCGTGTGCTTCAGTCAAAACGCAGATACTTCAGTGAAAGTACAGCAAGCGGCTATGTGGGAGATGATGCCCAAAGAGTTTAAAAGAAAAACAAAGAGTACAGAGGGTTATATCAACTTCTCTATGCAGAACGGTTTCACTGGTAGTTCATTTATCTTTCCAGATACTAGAACACGAGTAGACTTCAAGACTTATACGCAGTACAGTAACAATCAGACCATCCTAGAAGGATTTGAGTTCGGGTTCAAAAACCCGACTGACATTAATATCGGAGCGTGGTTAGATGAGTACCTTGGAGATGCGGCTCTAGTAAATACACTACGATTCCGACTAGCTACTAGAGATTCTAAGTTAGTAATTGGATTTACACCAATCGATGGGTACACACCTTTCATTTCTGAGTACTTGAAGGGAGCCGAGACTAAAGGAACCAGAGCGGCGGAGTTACTTAATGGTAGGGAACTACCAGTTGAGCAATACAGCCCAGACAGAGACGCTGGTGTAATCTATTTACATTCTGACGAGAACCCATTCGGCGGCTACGAACGTATTGCCAAGGATCTAAGAGGTAGACCAGAGGACGAGATAATGGTACGTGCTTATGGTATGCCGGTGAAGTCAATGACGAGTCTATTACCATTATTTAACACAGAAGTAAATGTATTATCCGAAGTACCAAACAAAAGAGGAAGAACCTTCCCAGACATATCTGATAAGTCCAACTATACTTGTTATCAAGTGGTCGACCCAGCCGGAGCAAGAAACTATGTTGCAATATGGGCTGGAGTGGATCGAGACGGTACAGTCTTTATTCGCAAAGAGTTTCCCGACCGTGATTCATTTGGCGAGTGGGCAATTTTCGGCGATCCAAAATGGCGGTACGGACCAGCAGCCAAAAAGATTGGACTCAATGTAGAAGGATACGTAGAACTCTTCAAAGAGATAGAAGATGACTTAGGTATAGAAGTAACTGAAAGAATCGGGGACTCTAGGTACTTTGCTAGAGAGAATGAAAACAATGATGACTTGTTTACAGCTTTCTACGATTACGGAATGAACTTCATTCCTAGTGACGGTAGAACAGAAGACTTAGGAATTACTGCTTTGGACGAGTGGTTTAGTTACAACCCTAATGTAAAAATCGATAAAGCGAACCAACCTATGTGTTATATTCACAAGGACTGCGGTAACTTAATAGATTCCTTAATTAACTACAATTCAAACGGAAAAGCGGACGAACCCCTAAAAGACTTTTTTGATGTAATCCGATACTTGCGTATGGCTAACGCCGGCGAAGGACCGGATCATATCGATTCCAGAGATTATCAAACAATTACTTATACGAAAGGCGGCTACTAATGGCTAAAAAGAAACTAACAAATATAGCAGAAGAATACGGGATTCCTTTCGAGGAGGCTCAAGAACTGGTGTTTAAACACCTAGAGGAGGAAACAGTTACTGGCAGAGGTAAAAATACTTGGATAAATGAAATCGGTCAAGCTGCACTTGATGACATCATTGCTATGCCGGTGTTGTACAGAGGTAAAGTGCTTTCTCAAGCACCGAATCCTTTATACATTATGGTTTACCTCAAGGACATTACCAGAAAAGTACCAGTAAAAATACCAAGGAAGTACACAAATCGCTTAACTGGTAAAATGGTTTACGTCCAAGCTGATACTAGCGGAGAGAACGTAACCTACAAATGGGTTAAGACCCCTACTAGGGATTGATACGTATGTTATTATAAATACTAACTTATGCAAAGTGAATCTATTTCAGAAGCCCTAACTTACGTAGGGAAAGAGCCGGACATCAAAACATTACGTTACGCCTATGACCAAACGGTTGTAGAGCTAGAAGCATACTTTGACCTATGTAGGACAAGCTATGATGACAGACGTAACTGGTGGTCGGGTAAATCTCGTGACCACCGTAAACACGGTTCCGATGCCTTTCCTTGGGAAGGTGCTGCTGATATGGAAGCACATACTATCGATGAAAGAATTACTCGTCTTGTATCTCTGTTTATGTCTAGTCTTAATCGCTCTAATGTAAGAGCGTTTCCAGTTGAGAGTACAGACATTCCTCGTAGTAAACTAGTTTCAAGTTTTTTAAAATGGATGGTATCCTCTGGGTACATCCCTAGGTTCAAAAGAGAAATGGAACTCGGTGCCAACTATTTGCTAGAAAGAGGACTTTTAATAACTTATGTAGGATGGCACAGAGAGGACAGAAAATTTCTTCAACGCTTGGATTTAAATCAGATTGCACAAGTTGCACCAGAGGTTGTTCAGCTAATTGAAGATGGAACCGCAGACGAAGAGGTTTCTCAGTTATTAATATCTGCATTTCCGGGGGTAACAAAAAAGAGGGCAAAAAAAGCTCTTAAGGATTTACGTAAAAACGGAGAGGCAGAACTACCAGTTGTACGCCGCCAGATTGATGCACCAGAAGTCAAGACACTTGCTCCAGACGGTGACTTTATGTTTCCTCCGTACGTAACGGATCCACAGCGTGCACCGTACTGTTTTTGGAAAACGTACTACACAGCTCAAGAGCTAGAAAATAAAGTTATTACAGACGGATGGGATGAAGACTTTGTTCAAACTATGATTGACAAATACCAAGGGGTAAACATTGATTCAATCGAAAGAGAGCAAGAGGGTCGCAGAAGCACTTCTTTAACTGACAACGCTTACGAAGCTCAAGAGCTAATTGAAATAGTTTACGGATACCAAAGATTGATTGACCAAGAGGATGGTTCCGAAGGAATTTACTGCACAGTTTTCCACAAAGAGTACGATGGTGGATACGCAAAGTTTGAGTTACTTAACGGTTACGAGGACTACCCAGTAGTAGTAAGTAAACTTTCTGAAGATAGTAAACGCCTTTATGACGTTCAAACTATTCCAGACATTCTTCGTGGTATACAGAATCAAGTCAAGGTAGAAAGGGATTCACGCATCGATAGAAACAGTCTAGCTACACTACCTCCGATTCTGCACCCAGTTGGTCAAGCACCAACAGATTGGGGACCGGGAAGAATGATCCCTTACAGACGTAAAGGAGACTTGGACTTCGCTCCGACTCCACCGACTCCGACTGGATCCATTGAAATAGAAAAAACTATGGAAGCTCAAGCGGATAGGCTCTGTGGCTTGGATGAAACAAGTCAAATCTCACAAGTTCGTAAACAGTTTTTAGTTGACAAGTTCTTACAGCACTCAGCTGAAGTACTGCAAATGTGTTACAAATGTTTCCAAAGGTTTGGACCGGACTCAGTATTCTTTAGAGTAACTGGTTCACCGGATCCTATTATTTTTGACAAAGGTAACCCAGACGAAAACTACGATGTCATTATTTCATACGATGTTCTTAACAACGATCCGCAAACTCAAGAAGCTAAGTTACAACAGCTTACTGCTCTTACACAGTTGGATCGTAACGGTAGGATTGATATTAACTCTTTGCTTGACGCAGCTGCTTTTAGTATCGATCCGGTTCTCGCTGATAGGATACTACTTCCTCAAGAGACTGCTTCTGAACAAATCAT